CCTGACACTCCTGAGGGTATCAAAGCTATTGAGGACGCAGCCAGAGATATAGGCAGAAGTGTAGCAGACGCAGGTACGCCTATTAAGGAAGGTGTTGAAGAGATAGGCTCTAGTATAGCAGAGGCCGCAGAGCCGTTTAAAGAGCCTTTACAGGAGACTGGGAGGTTTATTGATGATAACCTACTACAGCCTGCTAAAGACGCTCTAATAGGCGCAGGAGGCGCTATGCTGACAGGCATGGTAGGAGGGGGTCAGCCTTCAGGTACACGTACAACGGACAGTTTGTTTAGAGATGAGTTGTTTAAGTTCTCTCCCGTTGAGTTCACTAACGTAGAGCGTGTAGTACAGCCGCAGCAAGCAGCACAAGTAGAAGAAGAGGAAATGCAGGATTTGTTTTCAAGTCCTTTCACTAGCTCACTAGACAGGTATACAGTTTAATGACATATTTACAAGCAGTAAATAAAGTACTGAAAAGACTCAGAGAGAATACAGTCAACTCCGTAGACGAAACGCTATACTCACGGTTGGTTGGTGAGTTTGTTAATGACGCTAACCGAATGGTGGAGGACTCTTGGGATTGGTCAGCACTACGTACAACAGTAACTCAAACAGTAACAGCGGCAGACGGTATTATATCTGCTCGTTCTCAATTTACGCTCCCTAATGTTACTTCTCAATTTAAGACTCTTAACGTAATTAATGAGACTCAGAAGTGTTTTATGAACTTAGGGACACAGACAGAGTTACAGAAAGTTAAGTATATTGACCCCGTAACACCGTCAGTACCTACGCACTACGTTTATGGCGGAGCTTTTAGTCAAGGTGTTCTTGTTGACGTATATCCTGTTCCTGATAAAACATACACTTTACAGTTTAACATTGTTGACAGGACTGAAGAGCTTACTAGCGACACTCAGAACATACTAGCACCTAGCTTACCTGTCGTACAGTTTGCACACGCAATGGCTGTAGAGGAGCGTGGTGAAACAGGCGGAACTACTGCTGCAATGCTTACGGGTGTTGCTAAGTCTTCTTTGTCTGACGCTATATCCTTTGATGCCGCGAGGTTCCCAACTGAGACTATATGGGTGGACGTATGAGTCAACAACGCTTACAGAACTTAGCTGTATCCGCACCTGCTTTCTTTGGCATTAACACCGAGGAGTCTCCCGTTGGGATGAACCCTAACTTTGCTGACGTTGCAGATAACTGTGTTATTGACAAGCAGGGACGTATTGGTGCTAGAGAAGGATACACTCAGGTATCTACCAACGATGTCTTAGGAAGTAGTCGTGGACTAGAGGCTGTATTTGAGTTTACTGCTTTTGATGGTTCAGTAGTGGTATTCTCTGCGGGTAACAATAAGATATTTCACGGAACAACTACACTAACTGAAGTTACAATGCCATCCCCTTACACTATCTCAGCAAACAACTGGAAGATAGTGTCCTTCAACAACAGGGTGTATTTCTTTCAAAGTGGACAAGCTCCTCTTGTTACCACGGTTGGAGACTTTACTACTCTAGAGATAGCAGCGTCCGGCGGAACTACAGCACCTGCGGGTAATGAGGTTCTAGCAGCCTTTGGTCGCTTATGGGTGGCTGATATTGTAGGTAACAACTACACTGTCTATTGGAGTGACCTTCTGGATGGTACGGACTTTCAAGGTGGCAGCTCAGGTAGCTTAGACTTAACAACTGTATGGACTAACGGCTACGACGAGATTGTAGCGATTACTGAGCATAACGGTTTCTTACTTATCTTTGGTAAGCACAGTATTGTTATCTACCAAGGTGGAGACACTGTAACTACTGTTGACTTTAGACTATCAGACACTATTGAAGGTGTAGGTTGCATTGCTAGGGACTCCGTACAAGCTACGGGTAATGACATTATATTCTTATCGGACAGAGGCTTGATGAGCTTAGGTAGAATCATTCAGGAGAAGTCCTTACCTATGCGAGATGTCAGTGCAAATGTACGTACTGATTTACTTAACGCAGTAAAGAATGAGCTATTCCCGATACACTCACACTACAGTGCTTTTAATGCTTTTTACTTACTTACTTTTCCGTCACTAGGAATTACCTACTGTTTTGATGTTAGAACGCCTCTTGAGAACGGTTCCTTCAGAGCTACTACTTGGTCGGGGATGAATCCTATTAGTTTTACTAACATAGCTGCTGACGGTTTCTATATCGGCTTGGAAGACGGGTTAGCTAAGTACGGAAGCTATCTGGACGGCACAGCTAATTATAAAATGTCTTACTTTAGTAATCCTATTGACTGGGGTAATACTTCAAACTTAAAGTTTTTAAAGAAGTTTAACATTACAGTTATCGGCGGTAACGACACAAACTATACACTGAGTTGGAGCTACGACTACAGTGGAGTCTATAATAAACAAATATTTAACTTTGCGGAAGGAACTTTAGCGGAGTACAACGAAAGTTATTACAACACATCAGCGGAATACTCAGGTGGTGTTTTTGTAAACAAAGGTTCAGTACATACCAACGGCTCAGGAGTATCAGCCAGTATTGGTGTTGAAAGCACTATTAACGGTAGTCCATTTTCTATACAAACAATTGATATACACGCTCTATTAGGGAGAATGATTTAATGTCTAACTACGTACAAGCTACAAACTTCGCAGCTAAGGACGCACTTCCGTCAGGCAACGCAGCTAAGAAAATAAAAGGTACTGAGATTTACGATGAGTACGGCCTTGTTGCTACTGCAATTACGTCTAAGGTTGACAAGACTGGCGCAACAATGACTGGTAACCTTGACTTAGGTGATAACAACCGTTTGCGTTTCGGTACAGATAATGATTTACAGCTTTGGCATGATGCCTCCCACTCCTACATCTCCGACACAGGTACAGGCGAGCTACGTATAGGTGGTGCTGACGCTGTTCGGGTTATGAATGCAGACTTTACTAAGACTGGTTTGTTAGTTACAACATCAGGTACAAACGCAGGTACAACATTTCTTATGTATGACGACAACTCTAAACTAGCAACAACTAATACAGGGGTTACTGTGACCGGAGAATTAGTAGCAACAACAATCAATGGAGGTACGTTCTAATGAGTCAGTTTTTTGGTCAGAATGTGGATGGTACTTACCCAGTTGGTTACGTAGGGCCGCGTGGCACTCTAACAGGTGGTATTAATAACACAGGTAGTGCAAATAACTACGGAGCAGGCTCAGGATACCGTGGTGGTAACCCCTTCGGCACGTCACCGTTTACTCCAGAGGCTCTTGCGAACGCTCCCGTAGGTACAGGTGTTGGTGACAGGGGAAGTTCTATTGTTGCGGGAAACCCTACTCCCGCAGGTGGTAACATCGGTGGTGGTGGTGGTTTATTCACTGGTGGTGGTTTTAACATGGGTGACCTTTTTAATGCCGGACTAGACTACTACCAACGAAATGAAGAAATTAGTGGACAGGAAAACATAGGTAACTTAGCGTTACAGACAGGACAGCAAGCAGGTCGAACCGCTGCTGAAATGGCTAAGTTCCAACCTTACACAGTAACAGGTAATCTTGCCACAGGTAGAACTACTGCTGAAGGCGGTTTAAACCTAGAGCTGACCCCTGAAGAACTAGCACGACAGCAGGCCAGATTCGGACAGGCAGAGGGTTTGTTTGGTAGGGTAGGTGTTGACCCTTCTGTAGCTCAACGTGAGCTGTACGAGCAGATTAGAGGCGTTCAGCGTCCAGAGGAAGAGCGTGAGCGTCTACGGATGCAGGAAGGATTATTCTCTAGTGGTCGTGGTGGTATTTCACAAGCTCAGTACGGTGGTTCAAACCAAGAACAGTTTGGCTTTGACTTGGCACAAGCTGAAGCACGTAACAGGGCTTCCTTGGCTGCACGTACTCAGGCACTAGCAGAACAGAACCAAGCATTAGACATGGCAGGCGCATTAACAGGTTACGCTTATCAGCCACAGGAACAAGCTATTAGTATGTTTGGTGCGGGTAATGCTCCTGCTTCTTATGCGGATGCAGCACGTAGACAGCAAGGTTCTCTCTATGGTACGTCAGCTCTTCAAGGTTTGGAAGGTATGTTACAGGCACAGCAACTTGCTAATGACATGAGAATGAGTAGAAACCAAGACATACGTACAGGAGTGTTTGGCTCTGGCGATATAGAAGGACAAGCTACACAGAGTTTGTTTGACTATGGTGCGGGTGCAATAGGTGACTATCTTGGTAACGCTGAATGGAACCCCTTTGGCAGTAACTACCAAGGATACAACGTAGGAGGCTCTAGAAGCACTATCGGAGGCACTGGTATGACATCAGGGGGTAGTGGCGGCTCTTCACAAGCAGGTGCTTACACAGGTGGTGGTACAGGTCTGCCACGCGGCGGTGATGCCGACAATGACGGTGTACTTAACGTCAGCGACAGATACCCCCTTGACCCAACCCGTTCTTAATAGGAGACTAATATAATGGCACAAACAGATTTAACAGGACTTTTAACAGGCATTTCATCAACTCCTATCGACCCTATGTTAAACGCATCTCTAGGTCAACGAGCAATTGCTAGAGGTGAGGCGTTAGGCAAGAGTATGCGTCAGAACATCGGTGCCTTCACTGGTGCTAACACACAGACTACTAACGAGAAAAAGGAGGAGGCTTTAAAGGCGGATTTAAGCACCTTGGACAGAAACAGTCCCACCTATAATGCAGAGTTGGTGGAAGTAGTAAACAAGTATGACCCAGTGAAAGCAGCAGCGTTGCGACAACAGCTTGCTGAAAGTGCAGGAACAGACGCAGGCATTGGTCAGATTAATCCACAGTTTTATACCGCAGAGAGCATTTCGGAGTTTAATAACACATACCGACAGACAGGACAGAAAGACTACTCTTTGTTAAAAGAAATTGACAAAGTAGGTGAGGCTTATAAAGTAGGTCAAATGGGTGACATACGTACCGCTATGGCAAAAAGGTCAGAATCTTTTTCATCAGCGGCTAGTCTAAAAGGTAAGACGGACACAATGCGTGAGCTTTTAGATACTGGATTAACCACTGGTGCGTTAGCGGGTGTAAGTAAGTCAGCCAAAGGTTTTGCTCAGGCGTTGTTCCCTGATGTAGAGTTTAAAGGTTTAAAGGAAGCGGAAGTATTCGATGCTTTAGGTAGTCAGCTTGCTTTGTTGGTTAGAAACCCTGCTTCAGACATGGGTTTGCCGGGCGCTACTTCTAACAGAGACTTGGATTTCCTTATCTCTACAGTGCCTACCCTTCAAAAATCAGTAGAGGGTAACAAACTTTTGTTGGAAGTTTATGATGCTCAGTACGAGTTTAAAAAGAAAATAATGGCAGAGCAGAACAGGCTTATTAAAGAAAATGGCGGCATACCTCCTATAGATTTAGAACAAAAACTAATAGAATTTTACACCAACGCTACGGTAATGTCTGAAGAGTTAAAAGCTAAAATTTCTGGTATTTCTGAAGACGAAACGCGTCCCACCTATGACGAAAAGCGTTTAGCCGAGCTACTAGGTGAAAAAGGTGGCGACACAACTACTGAAACGCCAAAGAATGTAAATCCTAGAGGACGGTAATATGTCACTAACAGGACAAGAAACTTTAGAGGACGTTAGAGGTTGGTTATTATCTAATCAGGCTTTAAAAGGAACCGACGAGTATGCACAGAAAGGTCAGTTGTTTTTAAACTTGCACGATGAAGGTAACGATACTGAAAGCGTTGACTCTAAAAAACAGTTAAAAAGTTGGCTACAAGCTAATTCCGATAAAAAAGGCTCTCAAGAATATAACACAAAAGCTACTAAATTTATGGCTATTGCCGACGCTCCTGAGCAAGTAACAGGTGGTCAGGCGTTTAGGCGTGGAATGGTACAGGGAGCTACTTTTGAGTTCGGTGACGAGATTAAAGCAGGAGCAAGCGCAGCAGCTTCCTACCTTATGGACAATCCTAGCGGTCAGAGCTTTGGTGACTTGTATGCCACTGAGAAGGAAAAGGAGGATGCCTTATTGGCTGCTTATAAAGAGCAACAAGGAGGTGCTTACTTAGGAGGTCAAGTAACAGGAGGTATCGCCACTATTCCATTGGGCGGTATGTTCGGTAAAGCAGGTCAACTAGCCTTCGGTGTTGGTGGTAGAGGAGCTACTGCCGGACAGACAGCACTTAGAGCAGGAGCAGCAGGTGCTACACAGGCAGGTTTAGCAGGCTTCGGTGCGGGTGAGGATTTAGAGTCCCGCTTTAAAGGAGCCGCCTTAGGCATAGGAGTTGGCGGTGTACTAGGTGGTGGCATAGGAGCAGGTGGTTATAAACTGGCTGAGAAGATTGCAAACTCCTCTAACGGACTTGTACGGAGAGCTGCTAACTTAGGTGGTACACCGAAAAGCACGGTGGAGGCTTCTGAAGAATTGGCTCCTCAATTGGGAAAGATAGCACAGTCAGCACAAGCAGCTAGAAATGCCGCCTACACAGGTTGGAGAGATAAGCTACAGGCTGTTGTAGATAAGTCAGGTAGAAAGTTTTTTAAGGATGAGGTGGAAGAGGGCGCTCCGCAGGTAATACCTACAGGTGCTTTAAAAGCTATGGTTAATGGTATGCAAGGTTTAGTTACTGACCAGAAGAACATTAACGCTATTCTACAGGAAGCGGATAACGTAACTGTAGACACCTATAAGAACCTCTACAAAACAGCTTGGGACTTACAGAAGCAGCTTGCTAAGAACAAGGCAGTTCCTTTTGCTAAGAAGTTGAAGGATGTTGAAGGCTTTGAGTATAGGCATTTAGATAGTCTTTTCCCTAACAAAGGTTTAGGTACGGCACGACAGTCGATAGACAAAGCCGTTAAAGATTTTGAGACAGGGCAGTTGTTGAACGAGCAGCTTGTAATGAAGATAGCTAAAGGTGAACCTCTTGAGGCTGCTTTTGCTAAACAGTTCTTACCCAGTAACTCGAAGAGTTTTGAGAACTACACTAACTTAAAAACAAGAGTTAATTCTTGGGCGAAGGAAGCAGGGGTTTCCCCGAAGGAAGTGGATGATATTCTTGCACCTCTTAGAGCTAACGCACTGAGTGACGCAATTAACGACCCTAAGCTCTTAGGCGCTTTAGGAAAGACAGCGACCTCTGAGCAGCTTACGGTATTGAAACACTACAAAGAGCTTTTGTCTCCTGAGCAGTTTAAGTTTGTTTCTAAATTGTCTGAGATGCCCGCAGGACACCTACAGCGTAGAATGTCATCACTGTTAGACTACTACGCTAGTACCGCTGTTTTAGGTGCGACAGGTATAGGCGGTGCTGCTGTTTTTGCAGGTGGTGGTGCGGGACTGGCAGTTCTTGGCTTATACCTAGTAAGTCCTGTATTGGTAAACTCTGTGGCTAAGAATAAGCAAATCCTAGCATTAGCTACTAAAATCGTGTCAGCGCCTTTAGATACTCCTCCTAAAGAACTGACGAGAATGACAAACAATTTAGGAAAGGCTGCTATAAAGGCAGGGATTATAACTCCTTCTATGGCGATAACTACTTTAAACCAACTTAACACCGCTAACCAACAAACCAAAAACCAGTAGACGTAAAAAAGGGGGTCGCAATGACCCCCAAGTTTACATTTAGTTGAGTTTAGGTAGTTTAGCGCCTTATATTGGCACTTATCTAAACTATTTCACAAGCACCTCCGGTACACGCTAACTCCTGTGAGCCGGTGGTGTTATCTTCCTGCTCAAAGTATTGCAGGTCATTCCAATTAATATCTTTAGGCATTGATGCTAGTAGTTTATCATATTCCTCAGCACTGATGTCCTCATAAGGAGCTTGCTGATACGTATGTTCACTTACTGGCAACAAACTAATACCACTACACAAGTCAAAGTTATCCCATATCCACTGAGCTAC